TGTGTAGGTGGTGCTGGAGGCCGTGGAAGTTTAGGTCATGATTCAAATGGTGGTGCTGGTGGTACTGGAGTAGATATAAGTGGAACAGATTTTTATTTTGGAGCAACAGGAGCTTCTGGATCAGTAGCCTTCTCAGGTGGAGGAGGTGGAGGTGGAGGAGCCTCTGCAATTATAAGAAGTACAACAGGATTAATAGTAGCCTCAGGAGCAGGTGGAGGTGGTGGTAATGAAAGAAGATCACTTGCTGGTAATGGCGGTGGAGGTAATTTAGATGGAACATCAGGCGCTGGAGGTGGTGGTGGAAGTGCTGGTGCTTCTAGTGATACAAACGGTGTCCAAGGTGGATCAGGTCCACATTCAGTTGCAGGATCCGGTGGTGGTGGTGTTAATGGTGGTGGCGGTGGTTCATCTTCAGGCCATGATTTTGTCGGTGCTGGAGCTGGAGCTGGAGGTACATCTACCGCTGGAACAGGTTCAGGAACTGCAGTAGTTAACGGTGCAACTCCTTCTGGAAATGCTGCTGGAACTCCAGGAGATGATAGCTACACTTCATATAATAGTAGTGGAGCATTCGGTAAAGGAGGTGGAGGTGGAGGATCTACACCAGGAAGTGTTCCTACTGCAACAGGTGGTTTAGTTGTAGTAAGGTACCCAATAGAATTCCCAGGATAATTATGCCATTAAGAAACGTAAACATACAACCAGGATTTAACAAAGCAGACACACCATCAGGAGCTGAAGGCCAATGGATTGATGGTGATTTTGTAAGATTTAGGTATGGACAACCAGAGAAAATTGGTGGGTTTCAAGCAATAGGAACAAACACAATATCTGGTCCTACACGTGCACAACATACTTGGACAGATTTAGAAGGTAATAGGTATGCAGCATTAGGTACATCAAAAGCTTTATATATTTATTATGAAGATAAATTTTATGATATTATGCCACTTGCAACAGCAATAACTGGAGCAACTCTTACCTCTACACAAAACTCAAATACAATTACAGTTACAAAAACTAGTCACGGACTTGATGTTGGAGAATATATAACTTTTACTTCTGTAACATTACCTGGTGGTGGAGCAACAAGTTTTACTACAGCAAATTTCACAGATTTTACTTTTGAAATTTTAACAGTGCCAACTACAAGTACATTTACAATACAAATGAAATCTAATGAAACCGGCACAGGGATGTCAACTGCTGGAAGTGTAACTATTAATCCTTATGAAGAAATAGGTCCTACAATACAAACTTATGGTTATGGTTGGGGCACAGGAAGTTGGGGAAGGGGTACTTGGGGATCTGGTACAACAAGTTCAACTGTTATTCTTGATCCTGGTAGTTGGTCTTTGGATAATTTTGGACAACAATTAATTGCTACAATAAAAGATGGAAAAACATTTGTTTGGAACCCAGCTGTATCAAATCCCTTAACCGTAAGAGCAACACTAATGACTGGCGCTCCAACAAAAACAAGATTAACAATAACCTCAGATAGAGATAGACACGTAGTTCATTTTGGAACGGAAACAACAATAGGTGATACAACTACACAAGATCCTATGTTTATTAGATTTAGTGATCAAGAAAATTTTAGTGTATATCAACCTACTTCTGTAAATACTGCAGGAACTTTTAGACTTGATACAGGTAATAAAATTGTAGCAGCAGTTTCTGGTAAAGATTATAATCTTATTCTTACTGATCAAGCTGCTTACACTATGCAGTTTGTAGGACCACCGTTTACTTTTTCTATAAGACAAGTTGGTTCCAACTGTGGTTGTATTGGACAACATGCAACAGTATATGCGGATGGTAAAGTATTCTGGATGGGAGCAGGTGGAGGATTTTTTGTTTTTGATGGTACAGTTAAATTACTTCCATCACTTGTAGAAGATTTTGTTTTCACGACTACCGGATCAAATGTTGGTGTTAATTATTCCTCTAATGAAATTATTTACGCCTCTCATAATTCTTTGTTTAATGAAATTATTTGGTTCTATCCAGCAGGAACTCCAGCAGGCAATCCAGCAACGCAAAACAATAGATCTGTTGTTTATAATTATGTTGAAAATACTTGGTCTACTATGACACTTGCAAGAAGTTCTTATGCAGATGCAAGCACTTATGCTGTACCTTATGCAACAGAGTATACTACAACAGCAACTCCGACCTTAACAACTATGAGTGGTGCTACAAATACTTTTGGAGCATCGTTATACTTTGCACAAGAAGTAGGCACGAATCAAGTAGCACTTAATGGAAGTGTAACAGCTATACCAGCATTTATACAATCTGGAGATTTCGATTTACCTACAGAAGGAGATGGAGAATACATGCTAAGACTTAGTAGATTTTTACCAGATTTTAAAAACTTACAAGGAAATGCAAAAGTAACAATATTTCTTAAAAATTTTCCAATTGACTCTGGTTCTTCTTCACAACTTGGTCCTTTTACGATATCATCTACAACACAAAAAATAGATACACGAGCAAGAGGTAGATTAGCTAATATAAAAATTGAAAATACAACTACAAATGAGACATGGAGATTTGGAACATTTAGAGCTGATGTAAATCCAGATGGTAGAAGATAATGGCAAAAATTAACGTATATGTACCAGAGCCACCACAAGAATACAGTGTAGAGGGTTTTAGACAAATAAACCAAGGATTGGCTACAATTGAAAATCAATTAAATACTTCTTATCAACAAGACTTGAAAAACGAACAAGATTCGTTTAATTACTTTATGCAATGACAATAAGATATAAAAGTGAAACATTTGATTTAACAACGACTGATAAGACTACTATTCTTACATGTCCTGCAGATGCAACTATAATTGTAAAATCTTTACAAGCAAATCATAAGACTGCATCTAATGTAGATGTAGACGCTTTTTTACAAAAGAGTGGTGGGTCAGATGTTGAAATAAGTCATTCACAACTTAATAAAAATTTTACTAATTTAGTATTATCAAGTTTAAATATGGAAGCTAGTGATGTTTTAAAAATACAGGCAGCTAGTGCTAACACTATTACAGGTGCAGTAAGCTATGCATTAATAGATCGATCACAGGAAAATGGCTAAACAAAAATTTACTTTTTTCGTACCAAGAGATAAACCAAAGAAAAGACCTCGAAGACACTGTAAAAATTTAAATAAGAAAAAAAAGTTGCAACATAATAAAAAATATAATAGACAAGGACGTAGACAGTAATGAAATATCCCGATAAAATACCTGCAGTAGCAAAAGAAATAATCAAAAATAAAAGAACGGGAAAAGTATATGATAGCAAAGATCATTTTAATCTTGATGTTGCTGATCCCAATACTGACACTACTAAAGATGATTTTAGACAAGACCTCGAAATAACTGTAACAAGAGTAACCTTAGGCGCAGAAACAAAAAAATAATGGAACCTAGAGGTGCTACTGAATTACAAATGGAGCTTCTAGAAAAGCATGTTTCCAAAGAACTTTTAGATCAAGTACAAATATGTACATCTATTCCAGGTAAGGTACCCTTAGATCCAAAAAAATTAAATATACTTTGGCAAAAAAATTCTTACGATCAACCTAACTTACAATCTTTTTTTAGAAACAAAGATAGGCATGATGAATATGATTGGTATGTATTTAATAGTCATTGGAACTATGAAAAATTTAGATATTATTTTGATATACCAACTGAAAAATCTATAGTAATAAAAAATGGTATTAACAATTTTCCAAAAAGAAAAGTTTATAAAAAAGGTGATCCTATAAAAATAATACATCAGTGTACACCTTGGAGGGGTTTGAATGTTTTATTGCGTGCTATGCAAGAAATAGATGATCCAAATATATCATTAGATGTTTACAGCTCTGGAAAAATTTATGGCAGTGAATTTGAATCTAGCCATGATCAATTGTTTAAACCACTTTATGATCAAGCTCACAAATTAAAAAATGTAAACTACATTGGTTATAAACCAAATGAATATATTTTAGAACACATAACTGATTATGATTTGTTTGTTTATCCAAGTATATTTGAAGAAACATTTTGTGCATCTGCTTTAGAACCTTTAGCAGCAGGCTTGCATGTAATAACAAATAATTTTGGTGCATTATATGAAACTTGTGCCGAATGGCCTGTATATATAAATTACACTAATGATTATGAAATAATGGCTCAAAGCACAGCTGAAGCAATAAAAGTTGCATCAACATATTTACATGAAGACTACATACAAGATCATTTGAATGAACAACAAAAATTTTATAAAAGATTTTATAATTGGAATAAAAAAGGACAAGAATGGACAAACTTTTTACAAGGAGCCCTCAATGAGCGAAAATAAAACTTTTGTAAACGAAGATACATATCAAACAGTTAAGGAAGTAGAAATAGAAACAAAACCTTTTGATAAAGCAATTACACCAATGTGGAAAGAAGAAACTAAATCAAATGGTATTTCACCGCATTCTATATTCTTAGCGACTCCTGTACATAGTGAGTGTTCTATACATTATACACAAGCTTTACTGGAACTACAAAAATTAGCTTTACAAAGAAAAACAAAAATAAAATTTCAATTAATGAAATCTTCTTTAGTAACACAAGGAAGAAATTTATGTGTATCAGGTTTTTTAGAATCTAATTATTCTCATATGTTATTTATTGATTCTGACATTTATTTTAACCCTGAGTCTATATTCAAAATGATTGATAAAGATAAAGATATTATATCTATACCATACCCTCTTAAAACAATTATGTGGGATAAAGCCATGGAATTAATCAAAGAAGATAAAATCAAATCACCTAATGATTTAAAAAAAGCCTTTAATACTTATCCAATCAAGGTTGCAAATTATAAAGATATAGCAATTGAAAAAGGTGTTATGGAAGTTACCCATAGCCCAACTGGTTGTATGTTAATAAAGAGATCTGTATTTGATAAATTAATTAAGCATTATCCAGAGAAATCAATTGTTCAGAAGACAGTTATAAATGGTCAATATGTAGACAAGCCTCATATGTGGAATTTTTTTGATTGTATCCATGACCCAAAAACTAAAACATATCTTGGTGAAGACTTTTCTTTTTGTAAGCTTTGGAAAGATATTGGGGGTAAATGTCATGCTTATATTACAGATAAAATAGTCCACGTAGGTGAACATCAGTACGAAGGACGTTTTGTAGATGAGTTGAAACCAAGCAAGTAAAATGGTAATATTGTCTATAATTAAAGAAATAGACTATGGATCCATTTACATTAGCATTAGCCACATTTGGCATACAAAAACTTAGAGGCAAATCAACAAAGAAAGCACTACAAAGTGCAGCCCTTATTGGGGGTGGCTCTTATGCTTTGGGTGCTGCAGGTATAGGACCTGCATCATTTCAAAACCCAGCATTTTCAAGTATTGGTATGGGAGCTAAATCTGCAACACCAATACCAAAAGGAACTACATTAGGTGAAAGTTTTTTAAATGAAGCAAATATGCCTAAAGGCACTCCAATTGGTACAGAAAAATTTGTAGACACTGGAAGATACAGTGGAATAGTTAAATCACGAGGTGGTGAACTATCTGGTTTAAACGTTGTTGATGCTGCACCAAAAGATGGGATTACAGCTAATTTATTAAAAAAAATAAAAGAAAAACCATTAGAGTCTACATTAATTGCATCAAGTGTATTACCTCTTTTAGCTGAAGAAGAAGTAGATGAGCCTATGATTACACAAGAAGACTACGATGAAGCTTATGCGGAAGAAGCTGCAAAACTTTCTGGTGCATTTGTACCAACAAAAAATGCTAGACCTACATTAAAAGATACTATTAACGATAATATGTTTTATGCAAATCAAGGCGGACTTGCGACTGCCTTACCAAAATTTAATAAAGGTGGTGTAAACTACTTACCATCAAAGACAGATCATAATGAAAACGATTATAATAACTATGTAAGAGCTGAAGGTTATGTTGAAGATGGGTCAGGTAATGGCAACAAAGATGAAGACACTATGTTAGCTCAATTAGCTGATGGTGAATTTGTATCACGAGCAGATGCTGTTTTAGGTGCAGGTATTTTATCTGGAGCTGATCCAAAAAGTTTTAAGAACATGAGAAAAGCAGGAGCTGATTTTTTTTATGATCAACAAAAAAAATTTAAACGTATTTATGATATAGTCAATGCAAGCAGAAAAGATAATTAAAAACGATATTGAAGTATTACCAATTATACCTTCAAAGGTAGAGGATATTTGGTCATTAGTTCATTTTATGATTGCAGAGGCTTTAGTATACAGTGGACGTTATGCTGAACCAGAAGATATAAAAGAACTTTTGTTATCCGGTGATAATCAATTGTTTTTAATATTTGGTTCGGAAGAAGGAGAGTCAAATAAAGTTTATGGTGTTGTTACTACAAGAATATTTGAAAATCCTAATTTTAAAGAATTACAAGGTTTAATATGTACAGGTAAAAAAATGAATTTATGGGAAGAAAAATTAATTAATACTTTAGAACAGTTTGCAAAAACAAACGGGTGTAAAAAAATTAAAGCTTATATGAGACCAGGTTATAAAAAAGTAATGCCTAAATATGGATATAAGTCTAAACATGTTGAATTTGAAAAGGAGTTAAACTAATGAGTATATTCGGAGGTGGCGGAGGCGGAGGCGGCTCTGGAACACAAACAAGTATTACTAGAGAAGCCCCAGGAGTTGAAGCTAGAAAATTAGCCTTATATGATGAGGCTGCTAAGTTAGCACAAAATCCAATTAATATTCCTGGTATGCAAGTAGCAGGTATTTCTGGATTAGAAAAAGCTGGTATCAAAATGGCAGGCCAAACAGGTTATGGCCAAGGTACAGTGGGTCAAGGTATTGGTGCTTACCAAGGTGCACAACAAACGGCTGCAGCAGGACCTAACATAGCAAAATTTTTAAATCCTTATCAATCATATGTAACAGATGAAATTGCAAGACAAGGTCAAATGATGCAAAACAAATTAGGAGCAAATGCAATTAGTGCAGGTGCTTTTGGTGGTGGTAGAGAAGGTGTACAACAAGCAGAACTTCAAGGAAGAACCTTATCTAATATTGGTCAATCAATGGCTCAAGGTTTTCAAACTGCATTAGGAGCAGCTCAACAACAACAAGGTTTACAAGCTCAAACACAATTGGCTGCAGGTCAAGGCTTAGGTCAATTAGGTGGACAACTACAAGCTATGCGTTTAGCTGATATACAAGCACAAATGCAAGCAGGAGCAGTACAAAGAGGTATTGGTCAACAAGCTCTAGATGCACAAAGACAAACTGAACTACAAAGATTATATGAACCTTATCAAAGAGTAGAGTTTATGAAAGGTATCATGACTAATTTACCAACAACACAAAGTAGTATTACAGCAACCACGTCTCCTGGATCTAATCCATATGCACAAGCAGCAGGAACAGGTTTAGGTGCTTATGCTGCTTATAATATGATGCAACCAAGGTAGTTATGGATAAAGTATTAA